ATGACAGGAACAATCTCCCAAATCCTCGGGCGGAAGGCGAGTTTTTGCCTGATACGAGCTTCGGACGGATCGGAAGTGTTCGCCCATCGCCTGGACTTCGTGAATCCGCAGGACATGACACAGGGCAAGCCGGTGGAGTTCCGTCTAAAGCTGGCAACGACTGGAAAGCGCCCAGCGGCCACCGACGTGATTGCGGCATAGTCAGGCACCACAACCTCCACCTAATAGCTGCCACAGTGGCCTTTGCCTTGTTTGGGGCAGTGGCCTTCCTTGCGATCATCATTGACTGCGTTCTGAAGATGGGGGGGCGGTAATGAGTGCATCTCCAATCATTGAGAAGCTGCGGAAACTGATTGAACACGAGAAGTCGGCTCGTTCGCTTGGAAGTTTGGCTGAAGCAGAAGCATTCACCGCAAAGATTCAGGAACTTCTTATGGCCTACAACCTTGAGCTTTGCCATATCACGCCAGAGGAGGAGGCCGAGGAAGGCGTTATTGAAAGTGAATGGGTAAAAGGCGATGCGTTCGGCGCTGGCCATGGAAGCCGACGTGTTGATTGGTTAGAACATCTGGCGTCCGCAGTCGCACGTAACTGCTTTTGCCGCTCCCTGATCGTCACTGGATCAAATGCCCAGGTATTCGTTGGACTCCCGCTGAACCGCGCAAGCGCAATTCAAACATTCAAATACCTGGCGTCCGCGGCGCAGCAGATAGCGAAAGCTGATCTTGAAACGTTCAAGATGACGGAAGCCTACGTCTCGTCATGGGAGAAGCGTGTAGAAGCGAGACTCTGGAAGCGCAGCTTTTTGGTTAGTTTCGCTTCAGCAATTAGTAGCCGCGTGAATAATACGCGGTTGAATCTTACATCGGGCACAGAAGGATCATCTGGACTCGTTCTAGTTCGACGCATAGAGCAATCTCTCGATGAATGGTCTGATTCCCATATCAAGCGCAAACCCGCACCTGCGATTGGTGGCCATGTAGGAAATGGGTTCAAGAATGGATATAGCCGAGGAAATCACATTTCCCTGAAAGCATCCGCTGGCATTTCCGCAGGCGGTGCTCAATGAAAACCCTTCTCGCCTCCAGCAATCAGGTATCGAGGCACGGCTATTCAGTTGCTTACTCCATCAATGGAACCTCTCCGAACACCCTAATTTTTAGGGTGCATGAATGCCCGCGTCCTCTGCGGAAGAACTGGGGGATCAAATGACTCCAAATTCATTCAGCCGATGGGGAGCATTTCGCCCCTATGACGAGATCACTCCGTCTACGCCATACGAAGCTTGTGTGTTTATCGACAATGCGATCCTTCATCTCCGGAATCGCTACGGAATAATCGCGCAGGATGCATTCGAAATTCTCAATGGTGCGCACAACGCGATTAATGATTCTTTGTGGGAGGTCGCATGATTACCCTCCCCCGCAACTACGACTCTCAGTTCATCCCTTCGTTTGAAGACTTTGATGATGAGCCGTGCGAGTGCTTTTTCTGCCACCAGACGATAGACCCTGACTTCGAGGTAATTGTCTGGCTCAACGTAGGCCACGGACTTTCTGAGTCCTTCCATGCAGAGTGCGGCGCTGTTACATGGGCGGAATCGCTTGATCTTCCATTTAGAAACGAGGACAAATAAATGCAAACTCTCGATTTGGAAACCCTTGAACTTAAGACGGGCGCTCATGCCCCCAACGAAACTGAAATGTGCGTCATGGAGGCAGTCGCATTCATCGCTGGCGAGAAATGGTCTGATTCGCCACAATGCGCTTCTCCTGTCATCGCCGCCTTTATGAGGTCGTACAACGATTCAGTGAACGATGAGATACGTCAGTCACTGAAGCAGTACATTCCTCGTTTGATTGGGACGCGTGGAAGCGCGGCCGTTGAAGAACGGCGTTCTTTGATGGCTGCCGATTGGCTGGCACGGGTTCACACACCGGCGTGGTTGCGGTTGGCCGGTCTGAATGTCCAGGCTGAGGCTTTGGAGACTCTGCCAGAGATTACATCGATGGCGCAGATACCTTCGATCAAAGGACCTATCGAAGCGGCACGTGAGTCTTCGTCCGCTGCTAGGGACGCTGCTGGGGCCGCTGCTGGGGCCGCTGCTAGGGCCGCTGCTTGGGCCGGTGGTGGGGCCGCTGCTTGGGCCGCTGCTTGGGACGCTGCTTGGGCCGCTGCTAGGGACGCTGCTGGGGCCGCTGCTAGGGACGCTGCTAGGGACGCCCTCAAGCCCACAGTAGATAAGTTACAGGCAACCGTTCCAGAACTGATTGAGCGGATGCTTTCTATTACGGAGGCGAAATGAAGGAGTCCACTTACCAAGTCTTCGACGGAATTACTTTGTTCCTCATCCTGATTGCCATATTGGTGTGCTCATGAACTGCACTCATAAATTAGCAATCGCAATGCGTAACGGTGTGCTTGTTGTGTACTGCAAGCGTTGCGGCTCACCTGAAGCAGAGATCAAGGGAGATTTGAAATGAGCAAACTTTTAGATGGTGCACTGGCAACAGTAAATAGGCCGGAGATGGAGCCTGTTGAGGCAGTAACTCCTATGGGCATCCTGCAAATGGCAATCTCGCAGGGTGCGGACATCGACAAACTGACGAAACTTATGGAGTTGAAGGAGCGGTGGGATGTAACAGAAGCCCGCAAAGCTTATGTGCAGGCTATGGCCGACTTCAAAAACGAGCCTATCGTCATCGCTAAAGACAAGAAGAACACTCAATACGGATCGATGTATACCTCAATCGGGGAATTAGTAAACACTGTTACCCCATTGCTTGGAAAGCATGGTCTGAGTGCCGAATGGTCCCTAGATCAGTCGGAAGGGATACGGGTGGGGTGCACGCTAACTCATGCATTGGGTCACTCTGGAGAAACAAAGTGGATGAAGGTACCTACTGATGATTCCGGGAAAAAGAACCCTATCCAGCAGATAAAGTCTTCGGTGACTTATGCCCGAATCCTAACCTTCGAGATGGCTTGCGGTCTCGCCTCCAAAGAAGCGAACCTGGACGATGACGGGAACGGCGCTGGCGGTGGTAAAGAGTTGGACATTGCCGACTTTGACCGAATTATCAGTCTTATCGAAGCCGCCGATTCTCTTCCTATACTTCAGGTCACTTTCGTTGAAGGATATAAATCTGCACAAAAGATCAACGATGTCGCCGCAATGAAGCAATTCACAGCAGCCAAAGATAAGCGAAAGGCGGAACTAAATGAGAACAATTAAATGCACTCAGGGCTCCGCTGAATGGCTTGATATTCACCGTGGCAAGATCACTGCCTCCCGCATCGCCGATGTACTCGCCGTGCTCAAGAAAGGCGGCGAAGGGGCGGATAGAAGGAACTACCGCATTGAGCAGATCGCGGAGCGGCTTACAGGGCGAAGCGAAGATCACTATGTCAGCCCTGAGATGGAGTGGGGCACAGAGTTCGAGCCTGTAGCCCGTTCCGCCTATGAGATCGCTACTAACTCGATAGTTGACACGGTCGGGTTTGTTCTCCACCCAACTTTCGACTATGCCGGGTCGTCTCCTGATGGCCTTGTAAACGAAGACGGCGGGCTGGAACTGAAGTGTCCGAAGACAACCACGCATATCAAGTGGCTTGATGAGGGAATAGTTCCCGAAGAGCATCAGGCGCAGTGCTTATGGAACATGGCCTGCTGCGAACGGAACTGGTGGGACTTTATGAGCTTTGATCCCCGTATGCCTGCCGGTGCCCGCGTCTTCATCGTTCGCATGTTGAGGGATGATGAACGCATTGCCGCGATGGAGGCCGAAGTCCTCAAGTTCAACGGAGAAGTTGAAGCTGTGATTGAACGGCTGGGCGGGCGGCAGGAAGAGCCCCCTTTGCCTCCCGTTGATACCCGCAGTGAACTGGAGCAGTTGAACGAGATGCTCGACCGGATGGAGTTGATTCCTTGAGGCCGCACAAGTATTTCAAAGCCGAACCCGAAGCAGTGAAGACCTACGGACTCCGTGAAGTGTGTCAGGGCAGCGCTGCTGGCAAGCGTGAGTACAAAGCTCGTACCACAGAGATGTGGCTAAGGCAGGAAGGTATCTGCCCCATCTGCAATCTATGGGTGGATCAGAACGAAGCCACATTTGAGCACCAGGAACCTCGCAGGATGGGCGGCGGATTCACTGACGATCGCACGATCATAGACGGCGAATGGCATAACGCCGCCGCACATGGTCACTGCAATACAGAGAAGGGTTCTAAACGCTATCAGTGGGTAGATGGAAAATACGTATCGGTTCTATCGAGAGAAAGAGAGGTTGCATGAGCATCGAAGCATATCCGCTGTGCTGGCCGGAAGGATGGAAACGAACTTCCTGCCAAGAGCATTCACGATTCAAGACAGGCTTCGGAGCCGCCCGAGTTTACCTGTCGGCAGAGATTGCGCGGATGGGCGGGACTAAGGTCATCATCTCAAGCGATGTGCCACTCCGTAATGACGGGATGCCCCGCGCCAGCGCCGCCGAGCCGAAGGATTCAGGCGTTGCCGTCTACTTCCGTTACGGCGGAAAGGATACGCCTACACAACTTACGAGGTCGCCGGTTTTATTGAAATCAGCATCGGCCGGCGGATATCAGAGTCGGCGGTGAGTGCAAGGATTCGGGATCTTCGCAAGCCTCAGTACGGCGGATACACCGTGAATTCAAGACCTCGGCATGGATGCAGTGCTTACGAGTACCAGATTTTGGATAACCAACAGGACAAGGAAGCAGTATAGATGGCAAATAGCTGGTTGCGTCTGTATCACGACATGCCGAACGACCCGAAGTGGCGAACGATCGCTCGGGCGGCAAAGCAGACTATCCCTGTAGTTCTGGCAGTGTATGTGCATTTGCTCACAATCGCCTCTAGTGCCGTCGAGCGGGGCACGTTGGTGAATGTCAACAGTGAAGACCTTGCAAGCGCCCTGGACATTGATTCTGAGGCTGTGGATGCGGTTCTAGTTGCCATGCAGGGCCGGGTACTCGACGGCGAGAAGCTTTCAGGATGGGATAAGCGTCAAGTCAATCGCGAGGATAGCTCCACGGAGCGCATGAAGCGATTCCGTAATAAGAAAGTGACGCAGTGTGACGCAGTGAAACGCAATGTTACGCAGAGTGACGCATCTGTGACGCAATGTGACGGCAGAGTAGATAAGAAGAGAGAAGAAGAGATAAAGAAAGTACAAAAACCTTCTCGCGACAAGCGCGAGGCCAACCCTACGCATGCGGTTTTCAAGGGCTTAGTCCAAGACGCCTGGAAGGAATGGGGCAACCCGCTGGAAATGCCGTGGGACGGAGCGGAAGGCAAGCAGCTTGGGATGCTCATCGGAGCAAACCCTAAGCTAGGACCGGATGGCATGAGGCGGCTGTTGCAGTACCGGGCGAGGTCGAACGGCGTGAACCTTGCAGAGCGTCCGAGCAAGTGGCTTAGGAGCCTCACCGACTACGCGAGAGGCCCACTCAACGAATTCAAGCAACCGCAGGAGACGAGCAATGGAAACAGGAATCAGAGCAAGACAGGCGGAAACCTCAATGCAGCGGCACAAGCCATCGCCTTCCTTGAACAGGAAGAAAGAAATCGTGGACTTGCTGACGATCTTGAGTTTGCGGAGACAGGCAGCGGTGAATCCGGAGACGCTGGCACTGTTTGCGTCGGATCTGGAGCATCTGGAACTGGTGGACTTGGACACGGCGCTGAAGGTGTTGTCATCGAGGCCGCGCGCTGAAGGGGAAACAGCCTTCCCAGAGATAGCACGGATCATCGAAGAGGTTGAATCTGCTGGGCGAAGTCGGAGGACGGCAGAGGCCCGCGAACGGCGTATGGCGGATGAGGCGGCAGAACGTCGGCGCAGAGAACAGCACCCAGAGGATTACGCTTCAATCGGGCCGGCCGACCTGAAGGCCTTTTCCGAAAGACTCCCCAGCTTCAGCTTCGATATGCCGAAGGAGCGAGTCATTCCTGAGCCTGTGATGGTGACCTGCCCGCATTGCTCGGAGGAACTTCCTGTTCCCCAGAACATCCGCTTCTGGGATCCGGAAGAACTTAGAGCCCAGGCTGACAGGATCGAAGAGCTGCGAAGAATCGCCGCGGCCAACCGTGCAATCAAGCAGGAGGTTGCATGAAAGGCCGCACGAATCCACGTCAATTGCTCCGCATCAAGTTCGGCATCTGCCCAGACTGCGGAGGAGACGAGTCGGCTCCTGGTGGCTTACGTTGCGCCAAGTGCCGGGACGAGCAGAATGCACGCCACCGAAAGGTCTATGCAATGCAACGGGCGAATGGAAAACCACGAAGGACGCCTGAGAAATACAAAGAGCTTGCCGAAGAGGCGCGGGCCAAGAGAAATGATCGGACGAGCCGAGGTCAGTGTATCCAATGTCCTAATCCGGTAACTCGATACAGGAGATGTTTGCGGTGCAGGAAAGCGGATGCAGAGTGCAAGCGGCAGTACCGGAATCGGCAGAAGCGAAAAGCGGAATTGAAGGTGGCGGCATGAAGACTCTGCAATTTTCAGTTGCGATGCGAGCGGAGCCCCAGGGATCAAGCAAGGCGTTCGTTATCCCAGGAACTAACCGCGCGATCGTGACGAGTGCGAACACGAAGATGAAGCCTTTCAGGTCGGAAGTTACACGAATGGCGATGGCGACTCTCTCAGATATGAAATGCGATGAGCCAATGTTGGGAAAGCACATTCCCGTATTTGTGGAAGTTATTTTCCACTTCTCTAAGCCTGACAGTATTCCAAAGAATCGCGTTCACCCGGTAGTGAAGCCGGACATCGACAAGCTCTTGCGGGCCGTCCTTGACTCACTAACAGGCGTTGCCTTTAAGGACGATGCTCAGGTAGTGCAGACGCGCACGGCGAAGCGTTACAGCCATAGAGATTACGTAGACATAACAGTTTCGGAGGTTGCATGAGCGACTACAAGAACTTCGAGAAGTACCTAGCTGGCGAGTGGTACCCCGGCTGCCCAGTTGGTAAATCAGAATGGCGGCAGAACTTTGATGCGTACATGGCTAGTAAGACGGTTGTGCCTGTAACCAAGCCAGCCGAACCTGTAAAAAATAAACGATGCCGAGCTAAGCCTTTTGTGAAGCAGCAGTACAACAAGAGCTACATGAAGCAGCGCCGCGCTGATGCCATCAAGAACGGCGACTGCGCTGACTGCTACCACACAAAGGCGCGGAAGGGTAAAACGACCTGCCAGGGTTGCCAGGATAAGCGTACGGCGCGTGAGATGAAGCGGCACTATGCGAAGAAGGTGGCTGCATGACGCGAGAGAAGATGCAGGCGCAGTTAGACCGTTGCTGCGGAGCTGCCCCGAAGCCATATGTGAAACCAAAGCCTCTATCTGGTTTGGAAAAGGAATTCCGATTGCAGCAGGTAAAGCAGGTTGCATCGTGGAAATTGCAGCAAAGAGAGGAAGTGAAGGCATGAGCAGACGCAATAATCAGCCAAACGAAGAGAGTTTCTTGAAGGATGTATCGAAGCATGAGATGACCGTGAAGTTGGACAACGGCGTCTATCGTCATCTTCGATTTGGGCAGCCCAACAGTAGCAATATGTGGTTCGACATTGTGACTTGGCCCGGATTCCTTGCCTATACAGGGGATATGGGGAGCTTCGTATTCACCCGCTCGTCCGATATGTTCGAGTTCTTCCGCACGGACTCTAAGAAAGGTGGACTCGGAATCAACCTCAACTATTGGTCAGAAAAGCTGGAAGCTGTTGACCGTGATGGCCGCTCGGGAAGCTATAAGGACTTCTCCCCAGAGAGAATGCGTGTTCACGTCGAGGAGCACGTTGCGCAATGGATAGAGGAGTGCGAGCTATCTGAAGATGCCGCCGCCGAACTGAAGGAGGCTGTCGAGGAGGAGGTCTATCGCTACCTCGACGACAGCGAGCACGAGGCGCGAACAGCTGTGCGTGACTTCTCCGTGGAAATCGACGGTCACAAGTACGAGTTCTACAACACGTGGGAGTGGAATTGTGATGAGTACACCTTCCGCTTCGTCTGGTGCTGCTACGCCATCGCATGGGCAATCAAGCAGTACGACAGCCGCGAATCAACCGAAGCGGCTGCTTAGACGCACCGTAGTAGTGCTGAAGGGGAGCCAATGGTGGATTCCCGGCGGGAGTCTCATCTATGCGGGAACGCCTAAGACCCGTATCGAATGGATAAGGCTTACTTGGCGGGGGTACTTGGCATGGTGGCAGTTGATGTTCTTGGTCGCATATTTAGTGCTGAAGGGAGAGTAGAAGAATGGATGCGAAGAACGAACTTTTGCAGGATTTTCCGACAGCTATTGCCGTGCATGAACCGAGTGGCTGGTACATCTATGGCGGCATCGAGAATCAGATGGAAATGGATACCCTGCTGGCCGCTGATAAGGAATCCGAAGAGGAAGCGTGGGAAGAGGCCCTTGCCTACTACAAAGACATGTGTTCCCAATCTGGAGGTGCGGAGTGAATAGCGCAGAAGGAACGGAGAGAACAATGGATGATGAAGTGAAGATTCTGGCTGTTCCCATCGGAACAGAAATCAGCGAAAGCGTCGCCAATATCTTGGCACAAAAGGGCGTCGTAATTATCCGATCCGAAAGCCCTGAGTTGGTTCGCCTTGTAACCAAAGTCCCGGACTTGGATGTACTCCCTGCGAATGAATTCATGTGGGCAGCCATCGACGCCCTCGCGATGACCGAGGAAAAGTACTCCCAGCCCGATGCAGACAAATTACGTCGTAGATTCGTGGGAAATCTCGCGGAAGTGACGAGGAAGCAGCGGCGTAAGTTGATTGGGTGGTCGGCTGAGACTAAATCATGACTAAAGAGCAGGCAGGAGGATCGGAACAGTGAGCATAGCCATAGAGCGAAAAGAAAAACTCCGAAGCCCTCGCGGTAATTGGCTTGTCGTCAGCTATCACGATGGGCAGATTTGGTTCTGTAGGTGGGTGGAAACCTGGGCCGGAGTCCAAATGTCGAAGCGAAATGCCGAGAAGTATATCCGCACCGGGCCAGATGGTACCAAGAAAGGCCGCGTAATCGTCATGGACATTGAGCGGATGGCCGACTTCGCTGTAACTGAGGCAGCTAATGAAATCCACGATCTATACAAACTTTTTGAAAAGTAAATCAATTGGAGGATCGGGTATGACGGATAAAGAGACGTTTTACGAAAGATTAGACCGCATTGAGCGAGAGAACAGGATCAAGCGGCTATTCGCGGATCGCCCTGATAACCTGCACGACTACCAGGGATGCGCGAAGGACGCTGCGAAAGAGAAGGTGTTGAAGGTTTGGCCGAATGCGACTGCAAAGGTATTTCGTTCCGGGCGTTGGCTAATATATGACCCGCGTGAGCGGGGAAACTTTAGATTGTCTTCTTTTTGCGAAACCGAAGAAGCCGCATGGCAAAACGCGGCCGAATCTCTTCCAGCCCAACCGAAATTCAAGTGTGGGACTTGTGGTGAGCCTGTTTCTATCTATGGGAACATATGGCTGCACGAAAAAGCCTCACAGAATCATAATGTCGTGCCCGTCCCGGTTGAATCTCTTCTAGCCCAACCGGGGCAGGAGCACCCGCGAGCAGACTGTGAAGGCTGTAACAAGCTTGACTGCCCATGTAATTCCGAGTGCGGTGGTGGCGAGCCGTGCTGGCGCAATCCAGAAACTGGATATATGGAATACTGCCCAAAACACGAGGCTATCGTTGCCGACAAAGCTATGGAGGTTGATGCAACCTGCAAAGCTAAGTCGGTTGAACCCGACGGCATAGGGTGGTGCTCATCATGCGACAGCATTCACGAGATAAAGCGCCCAACTTGCTCCAATTGCGGGGATTGGTTGATATTCGCATCCGATGACCTACGTGAAGATAAATGTATCGGTTTTCCTAAGTGCGGGGTTGGTGATAAATCAACTTCCGCGCACGAGAAACATTGTCCTGCATATGTTTCCTCGGTTGAATCTATTCCCGTAGAGGCCAAAGAGAAGGAACAGTGCGTGAACTGCGGCCTTGATATTGAGCAACGGCTATGGGGGTCAACGATTGCATGGATACACGTACATAACAACCGTAAGTGGTGCGAGGCGGATAGATGTGCCGAGCCGAAGCCCACTCCATCTACTCCAGCCGATTCGATTTTGCCCAAGGAAACTCTTGAGGTAATTCTGGCAGCACAAAATGTTATATCTATGTTCACAAGCGGTCTTCACCCCACTGAAGCGCAGTTGCATAGGCTCGAAGGTGCCATTTATGCCGCTCAGAATCATCCCCAGCCTGACTCATCCTCTATCAGCACAGATCAGACGTTTGAGGAGTGGTGGAATGAAGGTATTCACCTAGCTAAAATTTACATCGCAAACGGGGACTATTGGCAGATAAAGGGAATCGCAGAACAGAGCTGGAATGCCTCTAAAGAGACGGAATGACAAAGGTAAAACGTTGGAAGTGGATGAACGATGAAAACGGAGACTTCTACATGGAACGCTGGGGGTCTGGCGATTGGGTGAAGCATGAAGATTACGCCAAGCTCGAATCCCTCCACCGCGAGATCATAGAGAAGGGCCGCAAAGTCCTCAACTCAACATTAGACGAGGGCATGAGCAACACTGAGTATATCGAGTGGGTGATGGAGAGGTTGGAGGGGAAATGAGTGTCTACGTCGATGACATGGCTGCGGCGTTCGGCAGGATGGTCATGTACCACATGATCGCCGACACGTCCGAAGAACTACTGGAAATGGTGGACAAGATAGGAGTTGCTCGGAAGTGGATTCAACACCCGCATACCTACAAGGAACACTTCGATATCTGCGCAGCGAAACGTAAGCTGGCCGTGAACGCCGGAGCGATTGAAATAACTTGGCGAAACTATGCCGAGAGAGTTAGAGCACGAATTGGAGGCAAAGGATGAGCGAACCAACCCCGATGTCGGATAGGCCGTCAGTGCAGAAAATCTGCTACATAAGCCCAGAAGGAAATCCGAGCGAGTTCATCTTGGGGCGCGGAGGGGTAACGGATATTCGTGAAACGGAAGAAAACGGTGAATACTCCACAATTCCTTGGTTAGAAGTTTGGGCAGGTGAAAACCTTCTTGCCCGATTCAACCAGCACAAGTTAGAGCACATCATTTACAAGGAGAGCCGATGAGCGAACCAAACGATACGCGGGAAGAGGTAGAAGCGCGGCAGGCTATATCTGATGCACAGGATGCCATCGGAGCAGAACCAGCATTGAGGGAATGGAGTCGATGCTCTGTAGGAGACTTTCCCTTTCAGATCAGGGAACTTCTTAGCTACTACCGAGGCTCAATCCGAACTATCAATGTTCTTGACGAAGCTAAAAAGCAACTGGAGGCAGCCACTAGAGAGAAGGATGCCGAGATTGAGCGGTTGAAGCGGGTTGAAGAATTCGTGGAACTTACCGGTAGAGCTAGGGCTGTGATGGATCGAGCACAGTTCGCCGAAGCCGAACTGCACGATACAAAGGAGAATTATCAAACGCTGCTCGATGATGCTGTCGAGATGCGGGAACAGCTTGCCTCCCTCCGTGCAGCTCTAGGTGGGGAGAAGTGGATTGAAGTCAAAGAGGGCTGCGCTGTCCCTGAATACGGAGAGATGGTCCACGCGGTATGCACGTCGGGTGATATGGAGCCGTGGCAGGAAATCTTCGAGGCCACTTTCACGATGGGATGGAAAGCGATGCGAGCTTGCGGTGTGCCCTACTGGAAACCTCTCAATTGGCCTGAACCCCTCGCCGCAGCAATCAAGAAAGCAGAGACCCGATGACAACTAACGACTACAGATTATTGGCCAGCGGAGTATTTTGCTTGTGGGCAGTGGCGGCGGTAATGCTCTATGCCCCGGCACCGTGGGTTCTTTGGTTCAGCCCGATCTGCTCGGTAATGGCTGTGATATGTGCGCTGTGGGCAAGAAAGGCTACCCGATGACAACCAAACCGAGCGCAGAGAGTGAAGTAGAACTGCCGCCAATAACGGATGACGTATTCGACAACGGTAATGGCAACAACGGGGCTGCCTCGATCCACGAAGATCGCGCCAGTCTCAAGTTCGACAGTATGTGGGAGTCTCAACGTCTTTTAGGATGGTGGTTAGAACAACGGGAGCGCCAACTGAAGGCCGCCTTACGCGACAAGAGAGCCGCCGAGCAGGAACGGGATGAACTGTCAGGCCAGGTAGATGTTTTGGAAGGGCAACTGGCATCCACTGATTATGGCGGGTATCAATCGCGCATAGCCATACTGGAAGCCGCCCTTGCTGCCGCCGAACGCGACCTCCTGATTGCCAAGGAGGGAGCAGACAGAGCGGTGGAAATTGGCCTAGAACTAGTCAAACGTGAGGCCGCCGCGAATCAGAGAGCAGATGAAGACTTCAAAATTGCTGATGCAGCTCGCGCAGTACGAGAGCACGGATCGGATTACAAGAATGGAACCCATGCTGAAAGTCTATGGAAGCTGGTAGACAGTTCTCTCAAGCGCCCCACGGGAAAGGCTGGTGAGTGATGGCAGACGATAAGGTGCAGCGGTACGACTGCGATTATGGGGAAGACCATTATAGGGCCTACGGGCTGATGCGAAGGGAAACTGACGGCGACTACGTGAACTATGAAGACTACGCCAAGCTCGAAACCGAACTCCAGGATACAAAGAGGGCGCTGCAGATTTGTGCAGAGCGTCACGGCACCTCCGCTATCGCATGGATGATACAGGTCTGTTTGGGACAGGCCCGCAAGGAAAGGCTACGTACACCAGTTGAGACAGGGGAGAGGAGTAGCTATGCCCTACATGGATCGCTGCGTGTTGCTGTGCCGGAGCCGTTCTGGATTCGGGGATGGAGAACGCTGTTTTTCTGGAGACCTGCTTGCTATGCCTGCCGAGTTACTTATTCAGCCCGAGAGGAATATCAAGATCACTTCATCTCAGCCCATGCATACGAAAGCGGGGATATAGATGGAAACTGAAATCAACGACGAAATGAAGCGCGGCCGGCGGTCAGTGAGCGATAAGATCGGACGCCGAAAGAGGACATATCTCGATTTGACCCGGCTGCATGTAGAGATCGAAACCGATTGCTATGATTATGTAAAGGCGGCGGCCGCCTTCAAGGGTAGGCCAATGGGCGAGTACGTGAATGGGATCATCAAACATAGGATGGAGCGGGCGATGAAGCGATCCGCGTCTTCTGTGCAAGAAAAAGAAAATCCTTGTTAATCACTATTGATGGTGGCATAGTAAAGCCGTAGCCCTCCCGCAGCAACGCTGATGCCTGACACAGCATAACGTCGGGCCTACCTGTAACAACCCCAGACCGAGGACCCTCTAAAAATGGCACACACAAGGGTGCTGCATGTGCAGCGCGGATTTCGTATGTCTAAAAGCTACGCGGAGCAGGTAATGCGCGACCATTGCACAATCACTTGGATTAGCCGCGATGAATTGACGATCCGCGATACCACCGATGAGGAGCGTCTTGCGCTAAGGGCTGAGCAGGCACAGAAGGCTAGCCTCAGTGAGCCACTGGCGTTTGCGGAGATTCATGGCCTCAAGTTCGAACCTCCGTTTTCCGGTATATCTGCAAAGCGCCGCGAGAATAGATTGGTGTGGGAAGCTCACCAGTTCGCAATGAAGGCTGCGTGACCTTCCTCGCCCTAATCCTTGTGGCTTGTGCCGTCATTCTAGTGCTTGACTGGTGGTTTGACCGATAGAGTTTTGGAGGAAACACATGGAATCGCAAGGGATTGGCTGGGCAATAAAGCAAATGCGCAATGGCAGTTCGGTGCGCCGCTCTGGATGGAATGGCAAGGGGATGTGGTTGTCTATGCAAATTCCAGATGCGAATAGCAAGATGACATTGCCATATGTCTACATCGAATATCCAGTGGGACACCCCGCCTATCCTCAAGGGTCACGCGTACCGTGGCTCGCCTCTCAGACGGACCTACTCTCTGACGATTGGGAGATCGCTGGCTAACCTTCTTCGGCCCCGCACCTGATTCCCGATTTGATAACTGGCTGCACTGGGTAGGAGGAGGTGATCACTCATCTCTGCGGCCAAGACATTTAGTTTGCGGCGGCGTAGCTGCGGTTTGACTTCGGTTGCGCTTTGGCCATGACCGCCGCTGCAATTCGGTGGGGCACGAAATCCGCTGGTCATCGCCTACGGCAGACCTAAACCTAGACGCGCAACCTTTGGAGGCATATATGCGAACAGCCAAGAACCCGAAACCGCCCGAACCGCCTAAAATCCCCTGGTACTCGAGACTTGCCAAGCAGGTTGGTGAGGCTATCGGCAACGCGAAGTGGGGCAGCTGATGAACCACTTCGCACAGACACTTTACGAGCACCGATTCACCATCGGCGCGGGCGCTTGGTATATCTTTTCCGGCCTGATCGTCACGATGCCGGGGAAAGACGAGCCGTTCCAGTTGTGGCCCTGGTTCTACGACTTCACGCATCTTCTGCTTAATCTCAAGCCCGTACCGGCGTTCAAGCAGACCGAACAGCTACACCAGACATCAGATCCGTCCGGCGTTACCAAGGCGGATGCCGCAAAGACTACCGAAGGAGTAACCCAATGAAGAAATTTCTCGCATTCGCCGTGCTCGCCTTGTGCGTCACAGGCTGTACGTCGTTTGAACGTCAGGCCTTCCAGACGCTATCGACCTCCAAGGCCGTCATTGACACGGCGCAGACCGACTACGAAGCCCGCACCCTCCCGCACAATGCCTGTGCCTACACGATCATCAACGATGCCAAGGCTGCGCAAACTGCTGGTGTCAATGCCATGGTGGTCTACGAGGAAGAGAAGGCGGCCAAGGCTGACCTGACCGCGCAGACTGCGGTGGTGACCTCAACTCTGGTCCAGCTTCCCGCGCTGATTGTGAAGGTCAAATCTCTTTACTCGAACCCGAATTGTGGAGGCAAATAGTGAATACTACGCAGATTACAACGGCGGTGAGTGAAGGACAGGCCATCGGCGATACGATCCTGAATACAATTAGGGCTGTCGATCCCGGGGTGGAGTTGCCGGTCGCATCTGCCCAGATCATCCTCGACTTGCTGGCAAAGTTGGTGGTAACCGGGCTCACAGCGTGGAGCAACGCCTCGGGCACGCCGATTACGGTTGAGAGCATCCAAGCCCTGCTCCCGAACCAGACGCCTCTCACGGCTCCCGACCCGGCGGCGTAAGTGCCGGAAGATGCATACCTCACTAAAGATGGCGTGCTGTTGATGATTCAGAGTGCCATCGACATCTACGATGTCAAAGTCAATGCTCCCCGTCATGCAGATAACCAGCGCGAGATGCAGAAGTTGACAGAGCGGATTGGTGAGGTCTGCACAATCCTCAACAAGATCGAAGGGGCAGCAACGGCTTTCAAATGGATTGGCGGGTTGGCGAGCTTCACTTGGGCGCTGACTGAAATTGCCCATACGATCCTGACGACGATACAGGCGCTGCATAAATAGGTTGTTCACGAGGCACTAGAAATCCATCGGTTAGACGGTCGGACTCGATTCGCCGTTTACGAATGATTGGGAGCTGATATCAATGGGAAATCAAATTTCGAAGAAGGGCGGTAAGCGGGAAGGTGCGGGGCGTAAGCCTAACCAGGTCAATCTTCTGCGGAAAAGTGTCGCGCTTGGATTGCTCTCTGAAGATCAGGAGAGAAATCAATGGCGTAAGTTCCTAAATTCCAGCGATGAAGATATTGCGTTGAAAGCCTTCCTCGCATGGAATGAACGGGCTTACGGCAAGCCTGCACAGCCGGTAGATGTTGAGGGCGAACTAACCCTCGTCATCGATATCTAGTGTGGCAAGCAAGCGGCTCTCCGAGCTAATTAATGCAACACCTCGGCAGTTAGAGTTTCTTGAGGCCGTAAAGAACTTCAAGTTCATCCTCTACGGTGGGGCCGCTGGCGGTGGTAAGAGCTATATCTTGCAGTGGTATTGCGTCCTACTGGTGCTGTGGGCCTTTGTTCGTCATGGCGTCAGGGGGGCTAAGTCGGGCTTGTTCTGCTCGACGTATACAGCCCTCAAAGACAGACATACTTCGCAATGGAGAGTGCCGCGAGCACTTGGAAAACTCTCCTACACGCAAAACGAAGGATGGGTTTTCAAACTCAAGGATAAGTTGGGCGGCGGCTTTGTTTTGCTCCGCAACCTTGACGATCCGAACAAATATGATTCCGCCGAGTTCATCGGAATCGGCGTCGATGAGTGGACTGAGAACCGCTGGACCACTTTTGACGAGTTGCAAAAACGTCTGCGCTGGGCTGCTGTTGCGGGCGAACCGCATCTCCCCTGCGGCGGGAAGCTAAAGCAGGTTGTAGACGACGATATAGTAGAGATTGATTGCCCCATCGCATCGCACCATACAGAGCCAGCGTGGAACTTCCCGTTCGCGATGGCGAGCAACCCTGGCAGAATCGGGCATGGTGAGACGAAGGCAGTCTTTATCGACCGGGACTTCCCGGAGAACCTAAAAGGCTCTGAGCACCTTTTTACCTACGTCAAGGCGTTAGCGAGCGACAACCCATACAACCCTCAGAGTTATATCGAGGCGCTGGACAGGCTTCCAGAAGAGCTTCGGAAAGCATATAGGGACGGCGACTGGAACATCTTCGCGGGTCAATATTTCAAGGAGTGGCGCAAAGAAGTTCATGTAGTCGAGCCGTTCGAGATCCCGTGGCATTGGAAGATTGAGCGCAGTTCGGATTGGGGGGAATCTGCTCCATGCGCCCACCTATGGACTGCTACGAGCCCTGAAGGCTACTCGTATGTGATTGGCGAGGTCTATGGGCCAGGGATGCGCGTTGAAGCGCAGGCCGCAAAGATTCTGGAGTTTGAGCGCGGTAAGAATGTGCAGAGGATCGGCATTCTGGACGGTGCTTGTTGGGATGTGACTGGCAGGGCAGAGAGCATTGCTGCGCAGTTCCAGGGGTTCGGCGTGATGAACGCGGCCTCCGCAAAAGGACCGGGAAGCCGTGTGGCTGGATGGAACATGGTGCGGCAGGCTCTGCATTACGAAAAGGATGAGCACGGCAATGTGACCCGGCCGCCGAAACTGAGGGTCTTCTCTACCTGCACGAACGGCATCAGGACACTACCGGCGATGGTGCACGACAAATTGAAGCCGGAAGATTTGGATACTGGCGCTGAGGATCACTGGTGCGATGCGCTGCGATACAAGTTCCAAGGCCCTGCTGAGGGCTTCAAGACGCCGGACGAGGCGATGAGCGCGGAAGACGCTGCAATGCTGGCATGGGCGAGAAAGCAGGGAAAGAATGCGTAGCTGCACACAATGCAATAAGCCTGATTCCCCGCGGCTGGAGTTCGACGCTAGTTGCAAAGGGATGTGCGACCCGCGAGCGACCGAAGACGCGGCAACGCATTCTGACAAGTGCCCCCGTATGTCGCATGACGTTGTGCTGTATTACAAACTCGTCAAGCAGGCTGACCTGGTGCGCACGGAGCAGAGGCCAGAAGGTCAGTTGACGCAATCGCAGATTCGGAATGGATGGAAGCTGGTACGAGACGGCAGAGATCAGTTCCGCGTGAAGATGCTGTGCCGTGACTGCATCGGCAATGAAGCGTTGAAGGAAGCATCTCGCAAAGAGTATGAGGCCAAGTGCGCTGCTCTTCTGGGGCAGAACAACAAGACTTATTCGCAGATGCTTGCGCAGGCGGTTTGAATTTGTGTGGTGGAAGCACCGCGTCCGGTGTGCCTAGATGGTGGTTCAAATCCACAACAGAGTAGCTTCTCTGGATGACGTGACGGAAAGAATCTCGGCTACGTGACACCACACAGACAGTTTAGGGAGAAATCATGTCAGCTATCACTATCGACGTAACGATTGCATCAACGGGCGTAGCGCAGAAGATCGCGCAGACCGGCGTCCCGAATCTGCCTACCGTGACCATGGGGGGTATTACCTCGGCGGTTGGTGGAGCAACGCAGACGCCATCGCAGATTATTTTTCAGTCGAATGCAACCAATACCGCAGATGTTACGCTGCGTGCAGGCGTCGGAGGCGGTCTAGTGCTGGTAAAGGCTGGGGCAATCATCGACGTTCGACCTCAGGGTGGCGTGACACTGGACGACTTCTCTGTGATTGGCACGGCTGGCGATATTGTTCACGTCATGCTGGTGGGCTAATGAGCAAGGGGATTTATGACGTTAGCAGCGCGGAAGGTAAGCAGCCGGTGAATTGCTGTGACTGTCCGCATCGTGATGAAGTGAGGCTGCCGTCTTACATTTCTGATGGCCGACAATACCCGCCTCATCTCTGCCACAACAACTCCGAAAGAATATGCGCAGGGCCTAAAAACCATGAATAAGCCAGTTTGTAGCCTATGCGGTGGCCCGGTGGTGCATGGGAATCTGTACTGCTGTGCGGAGCACGATGCAGCGCTTGAGGATCAGCGCCGAACACGCGAGATTGAGTTGAAGGAAGCGGGCTTTGTGCAGGACGCCGAAGCCTTGAATGTTTACCGCCGTGATGGCGTATCGATCACCCTGGAGCATATCGCTTATGTGGGACTGGAAAAGGTTCTTTCGCACCACGAAACCGTTACCGCAATTCGCGCCCACGCCCTTGGAGTCCGGGCATCTGAGCCGGAAGCTGCAAGCGCAGAACCAGCAACTCACGGAGCATCTGTTGGAGGCTCTGGAGACCTCGCAAGCGCTGGCGAAGCAACAGGCTGACACCTTAGACCGGATTGTGCAATCGAAGTTCGATCTTCCTCTGGTCTCCCCGGCGCGAGATATACAGCCGAATGCCCCGATGTTCCCGCCGAGTGCTCTTTCCGGGCTATTAGACCTTGACGATGACCGCGCCTTTCTTGAGACCGCAGCGAAGCTAACCGAGCAATAATGAGGGGATCCTTTGGACACTGAGCAGACGACACCACAAAACACGCCTGCTCAGGAAGCACTTGCGAAGTGGGTCAATACCAGATTCAAAGCTCTGGCTCGCGGACGCTGGGCCGAAGAGCGCGAATGGTATCAGTCGGCGATGTTCGACCAGCTTAAACAGTGGTTGGAGAACAGCAACGATGGCTCGAAACGGTTGCAGCCAATCAAGGTAAGCAAAGATTCAAAGTGGCCAATGCCGGTGTCGAATCACTTCTCGAAGGCCATCTCGACTAACTCGAACATGCTTGGGGCTGCTGTTCCTGAGATGTTTGCGCAGTCAGACAACTACGACTCTCGCAACCGGCGGGCAGCGGAGGCGGCGGAGCACGCGATCGACGCGGCCAACAAAGAAGCGGGCATGAACATCCTCGTGCCGATCCTGGCTAAGCAGACGGTCTTGTGGGGACTGGGAATAACCAAGGACACGATTGCATTTGACCATTCGACGGATGAAGTTCCGCAGATGCAGGAAGCGGAGCCGACAGTTGGGCCGGATGGCCAACCAGTCGAGCAGCCGCCGCAGGTTGTAGGCGTGGAGCAGATTCCCTCGCCCAGACTAAAGACAGAACTTCCACCAATCTTCCAGGTGTATCTGCCGAGGGATTGTCAGGATGCGAACCTCTCGCCGGTAGTGATTGAACGGCCTCGCATGGATTTGGGGCTTGCCCGCGAGCTTTACCCTGATTTTGCCGATGCTTTGAAGAAGGATGAAGGCGACACGACCGATTCACTGGCGCAGTTCTTTATGAACTCGCTGCGTTCGCTGGCTTATACGTCCAAGGACGAAGCAGAGGACAAACTTACGCTTACCGAGTGCTGGACGGACTGGAATCAACTGGACAAAGAGGTTCAGGAAGCCATTGAAGAGGAATGGGCTGAGCCTTCGGTACTTTATCCGAATATGAGCAAATTGGAGGCTGCCGTAGAGTTCGGTCTTTTCGTTACGCTGTGGTCTGACACCGTGCTGGAGTGGGGTGAAAACCCTTGGGACGGCGATAAACCATACACATTCTACCCCTGGCAGAAAGACGTTCTGAGTGTCTATCCGAAAGGCCTTTCGACTGAGCTTGTACCGCTTCAGAAGCAGTTGAACCGCATCGACAGCCTGACGGAACGGGCGATCATGTCGAACGCCGCGGTGAAGTTGCTGATGCCGAATACTCAGCAGAATGTTTCGCAGGTCAGTGGCGATCCGGTTGAAGTGGTGATGTGGGACCCGATTGGCGATGGCAAGGTAAAGCCTGAGTTCTTTGGCGGTAAAGCGATTGACTCGCTGGTGATGGCAAAGCGGGCGCAGATTGTTGCCGACTTTGCGGAGCTGAGTTATTCCAATTCAGCAAGCGAGGGCGAGATCCCCGGCAAAGGCACGGCGTTTCGAGCATTGGCTTTTGCTTCGGCGAAGGCTGAGGAGACGCGCAAGACGCAGCGGTATTTGTGGGAACAAGGCCACGAACTGAGGGCGCGGAAAATTCTCAAGATGGCAAAGCGCGCATGGTCTGAGCCGCGCAAGATTCAGACGGCCGGATTCAATAACAAGTATGGCGCGCAGCTCATCCAGTCGTCAGACCTCGAGGGCGAGTATGAGCTTGAAGTGATTCAGGACTCGAGCCGTCCGAAGACGCAGACAGAGAAGATGGAGACATTTCAACTACTTCTCCAAGGTGGTTTGTTGAGTCCGCAAGATCCCGGAAACCGTGAGTACATCACGGACACGCTTGGCGTAAGCGATTTGAACCTTACCGATCATCTGCAATACGTGAAGGCTGAACGGGATTTGCAGTTGGTGAAGACGGGCCAGAAGCCGCAGGACAACCCGTTTATGAATTATGGGATTCATCTCCAGACCTTTGCTGATTATGTGCAGACGGAAGAGTATGAGGAGCTTGATCCTAGTTTGCAGCAGGGGATTTTGATGTACTGCACCTGGTTGCAGCAGATGAATCTACCGCCCGCGCCGCCTCCAGGTGCGCCCGCTGGTCCTGTACCTCCCGCAAAGACTGGCCCAGAGCACCCGATGAGCAAAGCAATGGCTTCTAAGGGTGGCGTCGGTGGTCAACCAGCAAGCCATGTTTTAGGGCAGATTCCCGGACAAACCGTGAGCCCACAGATGGCTTCACGCGCAGCAGAGATTGAAGGAATGCAGGTCGTACCAAACACTTCAGGAAGCAACTAAGGAGAAATTATGGACGCAACAGTAGTAACGATCAGTTCCGCAGTTCCAGGCGCGTCGGTGGAGAAACTTGTCACCGTCACGCTAGACAACTCTTACCCCAATCCCGCAGGTTATGTCTTTACCGCGGCGTCCTTTGGCCTCACCGTGCTTCGCACGGTGGTCTTCAACGCCTTCACGACTCTTTTGGGCGCGAAGAACGAGCCGGTTCTGATCCCGACCTACAACGCGGACGGGGTAACGCTGGCCAGTGTTGCTCTCCACCTGATCGTCGGTACCACCGGCAACGAAGTTGCCAACGCGGTCGATGTAAGCACGACCAGCTTCTCGCTCATCGTGGGAGGCAACTAAATGCTCTACCAGCGCAAGGCATTGACGGTTGAGGCGCGAGTCTATGACGGTCCGAAGCTGACGGTCGTGAGTGATGAGAAGGGTAGCCAGATTGCCAATTCCGGCGATTACCTCGTTGGCACCGAGCGCGGCAAGGTCACGGTCGTCAGCAAAGCGGACTTCGAGAAAGACTTCGATGTCCCTGAGTATCCGAAGACTCTTCCCGATGGCCGCGTGATTGTGACGGAGAGCGGCAAGACGCAGGATGAGCTTGACGCCGAGATTGCCGCACAAGAGAACGCGCCGCATTTCGAGACTGAAGGCGAAGCGCAAGACTACATCGCGGCGAATGTGAAGCCTGGTGAAATCTTCGAATACCCCGTGGGCACTGATGCCACGATTCAAACCACAAAATAACCCTAAGTCAACCGCCTCTCGATAGGCGGTCTCGGCTTTAAGGAGATATATGGACGAGCCCATTGTTGACCCAGTTGCTCCAGAACCCGCAACCACTACTGAACCCGCCTCTACGCCTGACCCTGCTGCGACTGGGGCTGAACCAAGCGCAACTTCTACTTCTGCTGAGCCTTCGGACCTCGAAGCCTACCTCGCGGAGCAGTTGAAAGAAGAGAAGCCTGCGGACGGAGCGGTTGACCCCAACGCAGCTCCGGTTGCTACTGAAGTCTCTGACCAGTTCAAGGAAGTTCTTGGCATCTCTGAGTATGTGAAGAGCCCCGAGCATGTCTCGACGGCCATCCGCGCCGCGGCTGAGGTATGGGACGTGGCAGCGGGCAAGATCCCGGCAAGCCAGATGCTCGAAGGGATGCGGGCAGGAAACCCAGAGGGGTTTGAGAGGGCAGTAAACGACCTCATCCCCTACATCGAGAAACTGACCGGTCAGAAGTTTGGCGCTGCTGATCCGAACGCAGCGCCTGACCCTGTTGCAGAGTTGCGGGCAGAGATTGCCGCGCAGGAGCAGCAGAGGCAGTTGGAGCGCCAGCAACAGGCATACACCCAGACCGTCAATCAGGTTATGCCGATCTTCAAGAAGGCCATCGCTGACACGCTGGGTAAGCAATTTGGCGATGGAGACGAGCAATACTTCATCGGTCGCATCGCGCAGATCGTTCCTGAAGCCAAGATGGTTGACGCACTGGCAAAAGGCGACATGAAGCCTCTGGAGGCTGCGATGAAACAGGTGAAGACGGAAGAGTTGACTCGCTTCAAACGGTGGAGTGATCACCTTATCAAGCAGTCCAAAGACTTTCGCAAATCGGTGCCAGCGGCGAAGGGCGGTTCTCAGCCTTCTGCCACCGGAGCACCTTTGACCTCTACAGGATGGACTCGGGAGCAGTCGGCAGAGTTTCTTCGTACCGGCGTAGCCCCCGAGTAATACAACTTTCGATCTTATCGCCCACATATTCAGGCTTCGGCATGTCCGGGCTGGGGATATCTCCTGCGATGCGATCAGAACAAAAGCTGACGGATTGATCCCGGCAGCCATATCACAAGGAGATATCCCCCAATGGCAGATTCAGGAACCATCTCGCGAATCGACGGGATCATGAAGAACACTTATGGTCCAAAGATTGTTGAACAGCAGAATCTCACCGCTTTTTCCCGGAAGCGTTACGGCAAGGCAGACAACGAGTTCTTCCGCGCCCCCGGTAATCATTTCGAGTTTCCGGCACGTATCGGCGGCAACCGCGCCGGTATCGCTGGTACGGCTTCGGATGATGCAATCCTTCCCGCCTCTCGTCAGCAGGAGAAGAAGTTCTTGGTTTATGACCGTGGATATTCGGCTCCGATTGCAATGTTTGAAAAGGACATCGACAACGCGAAGGGCAAAGAACAGTCCTTCATCGCCCACCAGGAAGACGAAATGATGGGGATCACGAACGACACGCTTAAGGTCATCAACATTGATCTCGTTGCGGGTGACGGCTCGGGCGTTCTTGGAACGTGCGCGGCTGGCGCTACATCGGCAACGCAGACTCTTGCGGTCGGCACTGGGTCTTTTCAGTACGGGTCGATGTACGTTCAGCAGGGCGACGTTGTTGACTGGTACGACTCGACTCTGACGACCAGCCGAACCTCTGGCGCGGGCGTTACGGTCAATTCCATCACCCCGTCCACCGGCGGCGGCGCGGCAACGATTGTTGTCTCGGCCTCCGTCACTACCACCACTGGCGATATCCTGACGCGCGGGCCCGGTCGCGTTAACAAGGTATACAGCGGTTTCCTGAGCGCTTTCCGTAATCAGGGAACGACCTTCCAGGGGCTGAGCACCACCACCTACCCGATTTTGTCGGCGAATCGCATCAACGCCAACGGCCAGCCCTTGACCGAAGGTTTGCTGAGGTCGGCGAAGTCTGTCGTCTCCCGGAAGTCAGGAAAGGAAATCGATGAGTTCCTGACCGGCGTCGCGCAGTTTGATGCTTACGAGGCATTGGGATTCGCGCAGAAGCGGTTTGATTCCGTGACGCTCGACAAGGGATTCGAGAAGCTGAAGTTCGGCGGGACGGACTTCATCAAAGACGTTGACGTGCCTTCGTCCATCATCTACGGACTGCGGCGCGACACCATCAAGTTTGGTGAGGTCACGCCTCTCGGCTTCGGCGATCTGGACGGAAAGGTTCTCAAGTGGGTGCAGAACTACATGAAGTACACCGCGTACCTGCGTGAGTTCGGCAACATGCTCTACACCAACCCCAATCAGCTTGTCATCATCGACACGCTTAACTACGCAACGTCCAACCCTGCTTACGCGCAGTAAGTAGCTCAAGGCGGGGGCTTCGGCCCTCGCCCGGAGAACACATGGGAAATTTGATTACGCTTGGCCCGGTAACTCGGACAGTGCCGGATTGGATTGCAAGGCAGCTTCGAGATACAGACCCCAACCTGATCGTCTACTTCAACGAGCATCGGGACCGCTGGATCATCGACCGCTGCACTCGCGACGGCGAGATGAAGTCCACGCCTCACACCCACACGAGCGCTTGCCCAAAGACGAATGTAATGATCCTGGAAGACGAGGGGGCGTACATGCCCCTTTGTGATGAGGCGATTAACAAGATACGCAGCATGGACACCTGGAAGTTTCGCAGTTATGAAAACTACCACCGGGACAATGCGAATCGAGCAGCGGCGGACGCGGAAGATCGAAAACGCAAGATCAAGGAGTCTTATCGCGAGGCTTCTCTGGATAATAAGCGGCAGTTGAATGAGGCTTATACCCTCGTCCAGCGCCATGACACAGCACGAATCAATCAATAGTTGCGCCTCTCGCCACGAGTGACCGACGCACAGGAGAAATGAATGAAGCGCTTCTATAACCCCGGAACCCCAATCAAGGAATTACTCGCCTACACGAATACAACCGTCGATCCCCGCGAGGCCAACAATATCTCGCAATGGCAATTGAAGGTTGGCGAAAAGGAGTTTTTCGAGGTTCCTGAAGTGGTTACTATTTCCACCCCCGAAGGAGATGTGACTATTCCTGTCCACTTCGCCAAGGTCCTGAAGCAACAGAAGGCGGAGCAGGGCATCATTCTCATCGAGCCCAACGCCAAGAACATTCTCGAAGGCGATAATCTCGCCGCAGATGACAAAGCGGCAAGGACCAAGGGCGATGCAATGTATCACGATTATCTGCGGGCGCGTTGCACGGAATGGTTCCGTATTGTGGCAGAAACGAAAGCTGCGGGAGCGATTCCACGCAAGGCTGAAGGGTTGTTCGCCCACGCGCTGAAGAAGATGCACATGGAAGACCCCGCCGACACTGTTGATATCATCCTGCGGGCAAAAGAGGGTCAAGTGACCAACTCTGAGGTCCAGGCGCAACTCGCGGCGCAGCAAGCACAGATCAACCAGCTTCTTGGCGCCCTGAACGCACAGAAAGGCAAATAATGAACCTCGCTGGAATGTTCGCGCTGGCCAACTCGAAGAGCAGCTATTCGCGGCCTTCCAGTGAGATTTACTCGGCCTTGGATGAGGGCGGCTTTCTCGTCTATGCCGCCGTGCTCAAAGAGTTCTCTGGCTTCTTCCTGAAGTTCGATACGACCTCGGTAACAATGGCAGCAGGTACGACCGAATATGCTCTCCCCGCAGACTGTACGCAGCTTGTGCACGTCGGCGAGAGGCTGACGACCTCGGAGCAGTTCCGCCCTTGCTCTCCAGAGTCGGTGGGCGAAGCGCTGGAAAACGCCCGCGCCGGTGTGGGTTGGGACTCGTTTGGATGGATGTACGGCGGCAGCAGCGCGTTCAGCTATGCGGGTCCATATCTGGATTCAGCGGCCACAACGGGAACGCAGATACAGAAGATTCGGTTTAGTCCCATTCCACAGGAGACGCGGATGGTTGAACTGGCATACACGGCGAAGTGGTTGCCGATCGTAGACAACACAAGCACGATCATGCTGCCCGTCGAAGGCACTTACGCCATGCTGAACTACGGCATAGCGGAGTTGAACCGTTCAAACAACGACACGCTCTCGCGGGAGTACGAAGCCAAGGGCGACAAGCATCTTGGCGCGTTCCTGACATGGTGCCGCAACCGACAGATACAGCAAGGTCCACGCATCACCCCTTACCTCGGCTAGGAGCATCATGACGATACGCAATCTCAAACCGGCTACGGTCACGCAGTTTCTTGGCAAAAATACGAGCCAGAACCTGTCTGACGCCGTAGCTGGGACGATGCTCTCCGCCTTCGATGTGATGGTGCTTGGCGATAATCAGGTGCGGCGCGCGCCGGGGTATGCGCTTGTAAAAGCCACGCTGGGAACTGGTGAAGTCTATGCGATTTACGACTTCCAGCGGACGGTCGATCAGGCGCAGTTCATCATCGCGCATGTCGGTTCTCAGATTTTCGCCATGCAAGCGGATGGCAGCGGTGTGCAGCTTCTTGTTTCCGGCCAGACCTCGACGCCATTCATGTTCGTTGAGAATGCTTTTGTCTGCTACGCCTCGAACGGCACTGAGGCGTATCGGTTTGTCGATAATGCCGGAACGCTGACGGCTTACAAGTGGGGCATCGATAAGCCCTCGACCGCACCGTCGATCAGTCTTTCAGCCGGCACGCTGACGCTGACTTACGGACGCCGCTACGTCTACTGCGGAGTGTCGAAGTACACCGATTCTCTCGGCATCGAGCGCGTTTCTGTTGGGCCTCCGTCGCCCATGTCAGCTCACACCGGGCCGATGCTGAACGGCGTTGTCACGAATAGCGGGCTTTCCGTTTCGGTGGACCCGCAGGTCAATTACAAGTGGATCTTCGCAACATCTGACTCTCCCCTCAATACCAGCGCAACGTTTTATTTCGCGGCAGAGATTCCGAACTCGCAGACGAGCTGGGGCGATACTCTGCCCGATTCGGCCTTAGACGTAACGAGACTGGCCCCGTTCGATAACAACCCAGCGCCGCCGTCCGCGATCCTGACGACGTTTCAGAACCGGGTGGCGGCGATTCAGCAGAACCAGATACGGCTTTCCGGTTATGAAGAGATCACGTTGGGCATCCCTGAAGAATCATGGCCCCTCAGCCTCTTCTTCAACATCCCCGCGGGTGACAGGACGGCGACAGCGGCGATTGCACTTCAGCAGGGCACGGTTCTTGCCGTCTGCACCTCCGAGTATTGGTACGGATACACCGGCTACGACGCAAGCACGTTTACCGAGCAGGACAGGATTGCATCGCCTGGAGCAGTGGGAAGATTTGCGGTCTGCCTGACACCGTTTGGGGTGTGCTGGCTTTCCGACTCAAAGCGGCTTTGGATATGGAAGGGGACAGGCGATCCTACCGAAATTTCTTCCGACATATCAATCTCCGCTGCGCAGACGTATGCGATGCCTGACCTCTCAACGGTCGATCTTTCTACGGCGAGAATTCACTGGCACAGCTTCGGGCAACTCCATTTTCTTGCAGTGTTTGCGCGGACAACGGACGCGGCGGCTGCGGGGCTGAATCTGATTCAGCTCTGGTCAGTAGCGATCAAAGGATCGCAGAGCAGCGGAGAGTACACCGGAACGTCGAGCTTCTTTACCCAGATCGGGGGGCTGTATGAGACAGATAAGCTTCCCGCAGTGAACTTCACGGCATCCGGCGATGTGCATGTTGATTCGACGCCTTACATCTTCACCGGTGATGCCAATGGGAATATCTACCGCTTCCCCGATGGCTTCCAGAACCTCACGGCAGCGACGACGCCGAAGTTTTCAACCCCATGGATGCTTTGCGAAGTCGAAGGGAAGAAACGCTTCTATTGGGTTGACCTGTTTGTGGAAGCATCTGACGTAGCGGACACGCTGACCAAGTTCAAACTCTATGCGGCGACGGCAGAGTCACCGGATCAGACGGGGGGAACGCCGATTCCGTTGGAGATGAGCTTTGTCCCTTCCCCTGACGGGACAAGCCAGTATGCCATTCGGGGCAACATGCAGGCGCAGGGAACGAACGTGGGGCGATACGTGAAAATCTGGGTCGAGCTTCCCGGCGACACGAACTATGACCAGGTGCTGCTCAAGATGATTATCTGGAATGCCCCGCTTTATGTGGGTGTCCCATAATGGATACGCAGAACAACAGCAGTATCCTCAATCAGCAGCTTCAGGGGCTGCTTTCTTCCCCCGCCATCTCTGCCAATGCGGTTTCGAGCTTTCAAGGCAACGCGAATGCCATTACCAAGGGCGTCGATATCAGCTTTACGATGGTTGATATTACCGGGGTAGCATCGATCACGCTGCGTCGAAATTACCTGAACGATATGGCGACGGCGACGGTGTTGCAGACATGGAATGCGCTGAATGCGCCTTACACATGGTCTGACACGGACGCGGCTTTGCAGACCAGCAGCGCGGCTTATTACTGGCTCGTCCTTGCCCCTACCGGTACAACTGGAAAAGCGGTCAACATCGGTCCTCAGCAAGTGATTTTGAATCCACAGACCACGGCCCCAACCGAGGCGACAAGCATCTCGGCGAGCCACGGCGCGGCGACCAATGGTTCAGTGATGGTCACGGTGAACGTCAATGGCGTTCCCGCATCGGGAAGCATCAAGATTTATGTGACTGGGTATCAGGGCAATTCAAATCCTGTTGCAGTCGCACAGCAGACCTCCAGCCCGTTACAGTTTCCTCTTTTACAGACAGGCGAAACGATCACCCTTACGGCAATTGGCGTTTCGGCAGGAGGTACCGAGGCGGCGAGCGGCCCCTCTACGACTCTGGTGTTGAACGGCACAGCAACTGTGCCGGCAAAGCCGCAGGGAGTTACCGTCGCGCAGTTGCCAGGGGGGAATCAGATCAGCTTCCCTGCCAGTCTCGATAATGTAACCAGCTATCAGATTTGGCGAGCGAACCAAGGCGATCCATTCTCTTCGGCAACATTGCTGCATACAATCACGCCGACGAATGTAGGGCTCATCGAATACCTCGACACCGGAGGATATGCAGGGAGTTACGAGTATTTTGTGGTTGCAGTGAATGGTGCGGGCTCAAGTCTTCCCTCTGATCCCGCTTCGGCACAGTTCATCCCAGCAAGCAGCGTGCTCTATATCGACGGGCAAGCAGTTCAGGCACTTCAGCCCGCCGCGCAGGGAGCGGATGTTACCGCAGAGCAGCCGATTGTTTATACGGCGGTAGGGGCGAATCTGGTTCCGAATAACAACTTTCTTCTCGGCAATATTAAAGGCTGGATCACGATCCAGGGGACTCCAGCTACTTATTTTTCACCCCACTCGATGATATTGCTTGCAGGAACCGGTGTATGCTCGCAAACATTCAACACGACACCAGGGCAGAAATACAGGTTTATCTATCAGGCGTGGACCGGGGCGACGACGCAGTGTACCTATTTCAGAATTCAGGGACAAGCTACCTATGAGGCCAATATCTGGGCGAATCAGACGTATATGAATGACTTCATGGGATGCGGTTCAATCGGAGGAACTCCTCCGGGGAATTTATATACATATGATTGGACCTGTCCTGCCGGGATTTATTTTGTCTCGATGCAGGTCTTCAACCTGGGCAATAATGCGCTCGCTCTCACCAGCGTCTCAGCTCAGGACTATGTTGCCTCTGCACAATGGGGAGCCGATGTAACCGGGTCGAACACGGCGAACAATACAAGTAACGTTGGCTCGCTCACGGTAAGCGGCGGGCTGCATGGATCGAATGGTTCTGCGATCGATTCTTCGGGCAATGTCACCCTGAAGAATATCGGCACGAATAGCGGCACAACAGGCACGCTGACGAGCACCTTCGCCAATCTTCCGAGCATGGGGGGCATGTCCTACTCGCTGAAAGGTAATCCGGTACTTGTCGCCGTCAGCCTTGCATTTCAAGCAACGAGTTCGGGCGGAGCTGTTACCGGCACAGGATTTTCTCCAACCACTGCGATCAATAATGGGGCGGGCAGCGGTCCTCCGGTCGTAACAATCACAATAAGTGGGGATGGCAGCGGCGCGAACGCTTCGGTGACATGGGTGGGTTCCGGGGGGCCTACCGTGACCTACACTCCGACTGTGAACCTCAATGGCGGCGCGGGTTATAGTGCCGCCACTGCATACGTCAACGTGCATGTTCCATCGGGCACTATCTATAGCGGCCCTGGGTCCGGTACTTATAGCTGTTCAGTGGCGGCACCAGTCCCACAGTCGGGCGTATCGCTCAGCGCACAGGTTCTGATGGATGGCGCGGTGTTATTTGATCCGACGCAGAGTTATACCGATGGGAACGGGCGGGCAAAGTTCAACGAGCTTCAGGTCTTCAGCCTTGCGGCTGGATCTCACACCTTTGCTGTTCAGGCGAAGCATGACGGCGCTACAGTAGCGACATTTATTGGCGGACTATTCAACGTTGTGGAGCTAGGCTAATGGACTATAAGCAGACAATCTCGTATCTCTTCCCAAGCGCAATTTATGCGACGGATTACACGCTCTATTTTGCATTCGGCTCAAGCGTCCCGGAAATAAAGAACTGGGATGCAACCAAGTTGGGAACGCAACCTACCGTGGAGACGCTGCAACAGGCGTGGGATTCGGTACTCGTGCAACAGGCGCGGATAGTGCAGATCGCACTTATTGCCGCCGCGAGCACTGCCGCGCAGACGACAGGCTTCTCCAGTTCCGCTCTTGGCAGCGAGTACACCTACCCTTCGGGGATACAGGATCAGGCGAACCTCAATGCAGTTGCTACCTCTTCCACCTTCCCGATTCAGCCGAGTGGCGCAACGTTCCTGTTCTGGTGTACGAGCGCAAGTGGCGTAAGTGGTTTCGTTGCTCATACCGCAGCCCAAATTCAGAAGGTCGGCATGGATGGCCTCGCGGCGATCATGGCGCAGAAGTCAAAGCAGTGGGCACTTACGCAGCAGATTCAAGCGGCTACGACAGTCGCAGAGGTTCAGGCAATTGTCTGGTAAAGTCACTTTCCGCGAAGCGCTGGAGGATGAAAAGCCTTACCTGAAACAAAGACTTTCCGAGACCGATCATGAGCAGGTCTCGCTCGGTCATTGCTGGATTGCAGAGCAGGATGGGAAGCTGTTGGGGATGCTCCCGATTCGGTTGGTTTGGCAGGCCGAGCCGCTGATCGTGTTTTCAGAGGTCACGAATCCAATGACGCGGCGGCGGGCGATGTTGGGGCTTTATATCGCCATGGAAACATGGGTTGCCGATCGATTAAGAAACACAACAGGGGTTCACTGGTACTTCGCGGTGATGTATTCGCGGACGGTGCAGGGGTGGGCTCAAAGATTGGGATTGTGGCGGATTTACAAGGGCGCGTCGACTTTCGTGAAACATCTCTAGGAGAAATATGGGATCTCATTCGGTAGACAAAACGACGCAGGATTCTTCTTCGGCGGCAGCACAGCAAGCTTCGGCAACGCAGGCACGCAATGCGGCTACGGCGCAGACGAATGCCAACAACATGAACACTTCACTCTATGGGACGTATGACCCGAAGACGAATTCCTATTCGGGCGGCTCGGAGAGTGGCTTTCTCGACCCTTCTAAACTGAATCAGACGGGTTTGAGCGGGACGTACTTGCAACAGTACAACAACGCCGCCAATCAGGTGGCGAACAATACCAATAATGCGGTGGGTTCGACCTTCCGCGACATGGCGTCGCGGGGCATGGGAGCCACGCCAGCGGGCTTCGGCGCGGATCAGGAGCGCAAGGCTTACCAGACCGAAGCGGGACAGCTTGGGACCTTGTACGGCGGCGAGACCGACCAGCAGCTTACCGATGCAACGAATAACTACTGGAATGCCACGAACAACCTCAACAACTCGGCCAACACGAATCAGGCCTCGGCAACGGCAAACAATGCGGGCGCGGCAGGGACGAATACCAGCCTGTACAACACCGCTTCGCAACAAGTTGCTTCGCCATGGGCTACGGCTCTTGGTGATGTCGCTCAACTCGGCGGCGCGGGCGCATCGGCTTTTAAGACCTATAAGGGGTAAGCAATGGCAAAGATCAATATCAATGCATCTCCAGATGAGATTCAGCAGGTTGTCAGCAGCGTCATGCCTCCGCAGATCCCTTCGGTGCCGTTGCCTGCTCCTCCACCGATGCCTACCCCGGCGGGGGCGGGTTACCGGGCGTTTGCTTCCGATCCACTGAACCAGTCTGCCGTCTCGAAGCACATCACGCCGCCGAATACTTCGATTCTGCCGCCCCCTCCTGCATCTCCCATCGCGCAACCATGGAGCCCTTCGGCATATTCCTCATCGTCAACCATTCTCCCTCCGGGCATGACTCCTCCTTCTCAGATGGCATCCGTAAATCCGCCTAAGCCGCAGATGGCCTCTGCCAACCCTCCGCAGATCACGCCACCTGCGCCGCCCTCTATCTATGGATCTGCTGCGCCACCGTCGCCAGTGGCGCAGATGCTTCCCTCCTACCAGAGGAAATTGGTTGCAGACCAGAACGAACTCCAGAGGCAGCAGACGACAGGGAGCGGCGTTTCGCAGATCAAGAATCCTTGGCTGCGCGGGTTGGCGCGCGTGGGAGACATCGCCGGGTCGATTGTTGCTCCGAACATTGCAGCCGCGGTTCCGGGAACGACCTATCACCATGATGTGCTGATGGGCCAGCAGGCGAATCGGGTAGCGGGCGATCAAACCAATATTCAGGATTTAGCGAAGGACCAGCAAGCGGCAGCGCAACTCGCACAGACGCAAGCGAGTACGACGCATACGCAAGCGCAAACAGGTGACATTGGAGCCAAGCGCCAGCAGGAATATGCCAAACTCGGGCTCAAGGAAACTACAAACCCGGATGGCACGAGTGCACTTACTGTCGATCCCGATTCGCCTGTAACAAAAGCAAACGCCGATAAAGATATGAAGCTCCAAATACAAGCGCAGCTTCTCTCTGCCCAAATCGAAAACACGAAGGCGCAGAAAGAGCTACGCGATGCGCAGACCGCCTACAATCAGGCGAAGACTGATCCAAACAGCCCTCTCTTCAAGCAGACATCGCAACGTCTCGCTATAGCGCAGCAGAACGCAAATGCGGCGGGAGAAAGAGCGAAAGCCTATTGGGGAAACTATCTCCAGCACTCTCAGAATCTTGGACTGGATGGCCAAGTCCTTCCGGGCGCTCCACTCATCTCTGATGATGCAGGTAATCAAACTGCTGTGGGAAGTACGAACGCAGCGCAGGCCGTGAAAGGCCAATCCAACGCTGCACGGTTCAACGATGTAGGTGGTTCTCTTGATGCATTGGACTCAGCACTTCAGGCCTTGCATAAGACTGGTGGCCATCTCAATAGCCCCGCCGTTCTTCAGGCCTTGCAGGACAACCAGACGCCGGTTGCGCAGTGGATTCAATCGAAGGCTGCGCAGACATTGACCCCACAGGAGCGCGATGCCGTAGTGAAGGTGAAGAACGCCAGAGAACAGGTCATGGCCCTCCGTGCTTCAGTCGGGGGCGGCGTTAGCGATTCTCAGGTCAACCGCCTCGTCAGCCAGGTGCCGGATGGTACTTCACCTGATTACGACTACTCGAAGCGCCAGATTGATACCCTGCGGCAGTCGATTGCGCGGCTCACTCCCGGCGTGACTACGGCCAACAAGGGCCTCACGGTGCATGGCGACGGAAAGCCGAACAACATGGTTCCCCCAACGCAGAAGGGGCCAGCCGAAGGAACCGTCAAAACTAATTCGAGCGGCGACAAGATTGTATTTCGCGGCGGCAAATGGGGGCCAGCATAATGGCAATACAGATTGATCCAAATACGGGGGAACGCGTCGTAAGCGCCCCGCAGATTGATCCGCTGACGGGCGAGCGGGTAAATCCTTCGCCTGTTCCAGGCGCTGGGACGGTTGACGGTGTGCAGCTCCCCGGCTTCCCGGCTGCCCCCGCGCCGAATATGCAGCCCTCGATTCTTGGCCGAGACCCGAACCCCGGACCAGTGGCGAACTTCGTCAAAGGTGCCGTCAAGAGCATTCCCGGAACGCTGGCGGGCATTGCAAAACTTGTTCCCGGCGCATCGGACGCATGGCAGCCACTAGAGCAGGCAGCGCAGACGCATGGAACGGCGCAGGCCATCGGAAAAGGTTTCGGCAATGCGGCGCAATTCCTCATCCCCGGCGCTGGCGAAGAGAAGTTGGGGCTTTACGGAGCATCAAAGTTGCCACTCCTCGGAGAATATGCGGCTCCCATAGCGAGGATGGGAGCAAGCGCTCTCGGAGCTGGAACTGTGAACAAGTTGCAAGGTGGCTCGTTTAGCGCGGGAGCGGCCGGCGGCGCGGCAGGCAATCTTATCGGCCAAGGCGTGAGGAAACTCGCTCCTGCTATCGCCGAAGGTGCGATGGGGATTCGCGGGGCAGATAGGGCTTACGGGAGAACTCCCGGACAAGTGATCTTGGATGAAACTACAGGGAGGGGACCGGGGGCGATTGCTAAACAAGCATCCGGAAAGGTATCGCTCTACTCAAACCAGTTGGACAATGCGGCCCGACAATCTAACATCCCCGTCAATCTTCAGCCAGCCAGAGACACCGCAAATTCGTTCCTTGCGACGGCAGCCGAGAGAAACAACGATGCTACAAAGAAAGCGGTCGGCACAATTGGGCAGCAACTCACGATGCGCGGCACGCAGCCGATCCCTCAGTATGTTTCTGCGGGCGAGGGATTATCACTGAAGCGCGGCGTTGGAGATCTGAAAACATCATGGAATCCTGCGACCGCGACAGACTTCAGCAACAACGCTGTTGATGCAACACAACATGCGATGCATCCTGAACTCGAGCAGTCAATTCCAGGCTATCGAGACCTGAATTCAAAAATTTCCAATCTGATCCCAGTAGCAAAGCGAGCTGGCGCGAAGGATTTGAATGCCGGATTTGTTCAGCGGTCAATTGGCAGGTTCGGGGCGCATACCGGCGCGCTCGTCTCTGGAGTAGGCGGAGGGGTTTATGGATATAAGGAAGGAGGAGTGCCGGGTGCTTTGGCGGGAATGACGTTAGGTGTCGCTGGCCCTGAAGTGATTGCAAGCCCTGAAGCTCAGATGCTTGCTGCGCGCTCACTCTATTCCCCCGCAATGGGCAGCGCTATTATGCCGACAGCAAACGGAGCAATTCAACAGGGAATCAGTTTGTACGGAAAGAAAAACCGAACTAATTGAAGTCCGAAGCAGACCAATAGTGCCTGTTTCCTTCAGCATCCTCTGAGAACCCGGAACGCGGCTTGTCAGTATTGTCTTCCGCATTTTCTTGAGTTTGTGCAACCAGTATGAGGATGATTGCTAATAGGAATATAGCGGACAAAGGGATGAACATAAGAACCTCGGAGGACAAGTGTACTACTATTATCGCCATGGACAGAAGAAGTTTTTCTCTAGGCGCTGCATTTATTGGCATTGCGGCTTTTACGGGCTGTGAGCCAGATCAGAAACCGTCCGCAACTGCTTCTTTCACCAATAACGATAAAATCACAAGCGCAATGTCCACCATTGACTCGATTACCGGTGATCTGGAGACAGATTCCGACAATTTCGGTGGGGAGAACTGGCGCGATGTCGTTCCTGAAGTACAAGAACATATTGCACAGTTGCGCGGGGCGATAGATGATTTGCGCGCAGCACTCGAATATCCGAGGTAGAAAAGCCCCAACCTCTCAGACGGGGCTTTCCCGGTTTACTGCCTCAGCGCCGTTCCTGTGGCGATGACGTTAGGATCATTCTCTGTAATAAGGAGCGCCTGACCTTGCTGCGCAACCTGGGTAACAAGATGGAGTGAACCAGTGACAGTGCATCCGTTCGTCCCTGAAGGCGCTGTTGTCACGCTCACAGTTCCGCTGGCATCGGATTGCACGGTATACGTTCCGGTTAGGGATTCGGTACATGCAGCCGTTCCCGCGCGTTCGGTGAGTGCCCCAGACGTGATATTTCCATTACCGTCTGCAACGAATGTCCCAATGATAGTGACGAGACTTGTACTGGTGGTTCCGAATGCGGCTTGCGTGAAATTGACAGCATAGGTGCCGGTGATACTGGCATTGGAATAGGTTGCAGCCTGTACAGGTGGTGGAGAGATGATTGAGCCGCCTCCAGATGATCCCGCACCGGAACATCCTGTTAGGGCCAAGGCGGTAGAGAGAAAGAGCGAGCAGGTTAGTTTTCTCATTTGGCCGGAAGTGTACCACTACCGATTCTTGCCGTAACTGACACGAAAGCACCATCTGTAAATCCACCGAGCGGCGGCGAGACCGACCAGCAGCGCCAGAACTTGAAGGGCCAACATGGCCAGAAGTTTACTACTCCTCCTACAACTTTCGGGGGATTTTTACTGGAGAAAACATGAAACTGACGCCTCAAGCACGCGCCCACATCAAGCCGTCGAACTTCGCCGTTCCAGGCGGCCACTATCCAGTCGAAGACCCGAGCCATGCCAAGGCAGCCCTGTTTGACGTGGCCAAGTATGGCACACCAGAGCAGAAGGCTCAGGTCCGGGCAAAGGTCGCATCGAAATTCCCCAGTCTCTACGGCAACAAATAACAGGAGAACACCATGAAGAAGTATCTTATCGGCCTTGTGCTGATCGCATCATCTTGCGCCTATGGGCAGAACACTAATCAGTTTGGCTCTCCTGTTGGAACCTACTGCGCCGGTGGGCCGCAGACGATCACTGATATCTCGGCCACACCCGCTCAACAGTATGTGTGTGCGGGGAGCGACGGGCATACATGGACTGCGGTGGGCGGGGGAAATCCTACAAGTGGACAGGTATTGCTCAGCCAGATCCCCACCTCTGGACTGATAGGGCTCTACACTCACTCGGATTGCACCAATCCTTACAAGGACTATTCAGGGAATGGTAATGACGGCGCGGCGATCTCAGGGGTGACGCAACCGACATGCCTTGCAAATGGTGAGAACTTTGCCCCAATCAATACCTCGACCAAGGTCGCGTGGGCGCTTCCTGCCGCCGTATCGTCTGCTGGCGTAACCTACGCCTTCAGTATTCTGCCTATCATCTCGAATACGAATTCAGCCTCCAACGGTGCTGGTTTTCAGTCGGTGATGAGTTCGGATTCTTCCAGCGGCGGGATTCTTGGACTCTATGGCAATACTTCGGCGCCACTGGGGGACGCATGGCAGATGGCGATGGGCACGCAGGCTGCTTTTACAAAGACATCCTCGCTTGCGTTTACGCCGGCCGGTTCAGTGGTCAGCTATTACATCGGGTCTGGCGCCGGGGATTTGGATCAGCTCTTCGTCAATGGCACCGAGGAACCCTATACGACGCGGGGATTCACAACCCTGACTTCGTTCGGTGTCGGAAACCTAGACGTGGGTGGCGGCGCGTCCAGTGGGGCCAATGCGTTCTACGGCGTGCAATCCGTTATCGCGGTATATAACCGTAAACTCACGGTTTCGGAGCAGGTACAGCTTTCATCGGCGCTGCAAAGTTTTACTCAGCATCGCACCTCTCTGATGTTCCCCTTCCCGCTGGCGACCGATACAGTGAGCAAGGTAGTTTGCAATGGCGACTCGATTACCTTCGGGCAGGGTGTTGCGAACTCATGGTGCACCTTGGCGCTGTTCAGTCCGGGAGAAACAGTAAGTATCGCAAAGCCAGCGGCAACGCAGGGTAAATACCTTATGGCGATGGCTTCGCGTGGTGCGCAAGAAATGATTCCGTACTACTCCGTCAATGCGCCCCGTAATACGGGCTACATCTTTGGCGGGACGAACGATATGAATCTCACATCAGGTCCCAAACAGTCTGCCGTAACTACGTGGAACGCTGGAATAAGGGCTATTCGCAACAGCCGATGGGGTAATGCCAAAATTGTCTTTCTGCCGATGCTGTCGCTGAGCGGTGCGGGAAATGATGCTTTGAAGGACACCTTCGATGGCCTCATCAACTCACAGTGTCAGCTTTATGCAGATTACTGTGTTGCTCCAGATGACCCGCTCTTGTATGCCGATGGAGCGTATGCCAATGCGACCTACTTTCAGGGAGACGGCATCCACCCGACGACAGCGGGGCAGACTCTGATTGCAACTTATGCGGCGAATGCCTACAAGCAACTCTACGGCTCGACGCTGGCAGCACCGACGCAGGTAAGCACCTCAACGTATACCGTGTTGGCTTCGGACAACTACATCACAGTGACCGCTAATAGCGCTATCACGCTCTACAACTGTCTTGGATATTCTCGATTTGTGCATATCAAAGTGCTGCCGGGTTTGACGGTTACGGTGCTCAACGCGACCGCAGCGCAGACGATTGACGGGGTGGACCATTCCTCGTCGGCCTTAGCTCTGACCGCTGGCAACAATTACACCTTTCAGGTTGTTCCGGGAGCACCATCAACGGGCGGCTGCACCTGGATCATCAACTAATGAAAAATCTGCTCATATTCCTTCTCTCTGCTGGGGCGCTTGCACAGGCCCCAGTTGCGCCGAAGCCTCCCGTCCCGCAGATGGCAAATGCGTTCTTCATTTGCACGGAAGGCTGCACGATTACCGCGATGCCAATTGGCACGGTCTACCAATTCGGGACGCGGGGGAAGTTCACGCCTCCCGTCACAACAACGGCCTCGACAGCCCTGCCGCTCTATGCCTACTACACCGTCCTTGGAGATCCCGCAGAGGGGTTAGTGAAGGAGTTCGACGTACAGCAGACGACGGTGCCACAGACCATCGTTTACACGGCTCAGGGCTCAACCACGCCGGTAACAGTGGTGGTTCCGGCTTTGGCTCCAGTCAATAAGCCGGGAGCGACGGTTAGCACTGTTTTCACCGGAAATCCCCTCACCTGTTTCGAGCAGAAATCGACGGCAAAGAATCCCGATGGAACTGATGGGAAAACATACCTCATCATCAGTTGTGGGCCTCTCGATTGAGTCACCGCGAACATAAACCCAATGGACAGCCGTTCGGCCTGACGCGGCAGGAGCTGATTATCATTCGGCTCCTGTGTGAGGGCCTGACGAATGTGGAGATCGGAGCGCGGCTGAAAATCTCCTATGAGACGGTAAGGAGTCATATCACAAACCTGTCCCATAAATTAGGTGTCAGCTCGCGGATGGAGGTCGCAGTGCTGGCAGTCTCGCAGAATCTCGTTACCACTGATGCGAACCCGGAGGTACCGGGAAGAGCGGATTTACTTGCCGAACTCGAAGTCGTTCACGGCAAGATCGAGAAGTACGTTCGTCGTTCGAGACTTTTGGTGCAGCAACTCGCCGGGGTTCCTAAGCCGGATGCCGAGCCGAAGGTCTGGGAGCTGGAATGCTGACGGCAAGCCTCGTGAGGCGACACGAAGGACTGCGTCTTACGGCCTACCGCGACTCCGTTGGCAAGCTGACAATAGGATACGGCTTCAATCTGGATGCAGGGGCAGCAAGGGCCATTTGCGCCTCACTGAAGCTGGGTTATGAAGCCATCAGGAACGGCTCGCCGATCACAGAAGCACAGGCCGACGCTATTCTTGACCTGCAATTAGGGATGGTGAATGCACAGGCAAAGACACTGTTCCCGAACTTCAGCCAGATGCCCGCGGACGTTCAAAGCGTTGTGCAGGATCTCATCTTCAATATGGGATTGGCAAAGTTCAGCAGCTTTGATGAGACCGTACCCGCGCTTCAGCAAGGGAAATACGCCGAGGCTGCGGATTTACTTGAAAAAACCCTTTGGTACAAGGAGACTAAATCGCGGGCGGTTGAGGATGTCGCCCTGCTGCGGGGGGATGCGAAGCTGGAAGTGGTTTAGGCGGAAACGGAGGGTTCACTGCTTCTTCTATAGTTGTGACGCCATAGAAGTGACAGATTTCCCACTCCAATGAGGGCAGATCGTCGAACCCAGTCACAGCGTCAAGCCAACCGCGTTGAATCATGGCTGCTATCGGATGCGTTGCAAGTATTTCGTCAAAGGCAGCGTTTCCGGTTGGTGGCATTCCGTTGGCTAAGAGTGCCTTCAGTCCATGCGCGGATCTTAGTTCGCGCTCCAATTCCCGGTAAAGCTCTAGGAGTCGGTCGTAATCTTCAGCGCGAACAACGTCGTAATCCCAATAGCGCCGCAAGCCGTCATCATCCGTAAAATTGGCGTTCGCTGTGACGCGCTCCACCTTCTCAGGATCAAACATCATCTCTTCCTCCTGGCCGTGCCTTCGGGTACGGCCATTTTGCGTTCTGGAACCGTAATATCCTCAGATCGCGCCAGTTTCAAAAGTGCCATCCTCATTACTCCCGCGTGATCAATGCCTAAATGATGCGCTAAGGCATCTCTCAGTTCTACTTCTTCAAGCGACAGCCGGATAGACATTTTCTCAGAACGCTCAATAGGGGGCATGTTATTGATTATGCACACCCTTTTCGAGGGTACTCTTGTCCGCCTAAGTCCGCTATAGACCATTTGTTGTATGGCTAACGACGGATTCCAGACACATAGTGTAACTCTCTGACCGTCACGACTTACCTATCCTTTGAGGGAATATACCCCAATTCCTCTGCTGCTTTTTCCACGGCCCACTTTATCGCCGCGCTCGGCTTTCGCTTCGTTTTTTTCGACAGCCATTCCAAAATAGGAAGTTCGTCCTGATTCCAGCGCGAGCCTACATTCTTGGATGTAATTGCTTTCTTTGCCATGCATCAGACGTTACTCCAAATGTTTATCTTTGTCTAACTTTATTGTTTTATGTACAACTTTGTAAAACATTGTGATACTGTTCTTCTGCACAAGGAGAACAGAGTAAATGTCGATCCACGGACACGCAGATGTCTTGGTCGTTGAATATAATCCACCTCCGCGCGATGCGTCTGGAGAAGCAAGGAACGATCAATTGGGCCCCAGTGCAGTTTTGCATTATTTCCCTGCCGTAAATAATTCAGGCCATACGCCGGGTCATCCTCCAGGTTGCCCCGGATGCCGTAACCGAAGTCTGATCCGCTGCGATGAAAAGCTGGCGGAGATGAAATTCCCCGCTGCGTTTGAGAAATGGCTGCAGGCGCGTCTAACTGGCGATCGCCAAGAAACCAGCATCCGGTATATCAAGGAAAGCAGCGAGGAGACCTATCGTGAATATGCGTGGGCACTGGAAAAGCGCTTTAGGAATTACACGCTGAATGAAATCCATGATGGTCATCTAAGGCAATATCAGGATGACCGCGCCAATAACCGTGACGAATTGTGGAAGAAGAAATGTGGACAGAACCGCATTCACAAGGAAGTTGGATTGCTTCTAAGGATACTTCGCGCAGCTCATCTCTGGAGTGACGATCTCGAGGATGCCTTCGATCAACTTCCGATGCAAGAGAGCGAACTCCAGAGAGCATTGAGTCCTTCAGAGCAAACGCACTGGCTGGATAACTGCCTCAAAGAGCCAGAGTGGCAGTGGGTTCATCAGTGGTCGGTTCTATCGCTCGGCACATGCGCCTCGACATTTGAAGTACGCATGGGGAGATTGGTGGATCTGAATACTCGCCTCTGGACATTCCGCGTCGGGCCTGAAGCCTCGAAGAACAAGTTCAGGAACCGGACCATTCCTTTAGAGGGGGATGAGGTCAGAGCAGCCGCGGAAGGGCTGTTGCGCCGCGCCATCGCCTTCGGCGCCAGAAGGCCGGAAGACTACCTACTTCCGTTCGGCGCCGGATCCAGGCGCGGCGACCTGGACGTGAGCCGTCCCATGACGAAATTCGGCTTGAAGGATACCTGGAACAAGATTCGCGCCAGATCTGGGTTCACCTGGTTCAGACCTTATGACATGCGCCACACAGCCATCACACGGATGGCTGAGAGAGGCGTCCCTATGGCCGTCATCATGGCGTTTGCCGGCCAGGTGAGCCCGCGGATGCAGCAGCACTACACGACCATCAGTATGCAGGTGAAGCGCGAAACAGCGCAGGAAATGATGCTACGGAAGCCTCCAATGCCGGTGCATTTCATGCCCTATTACCAGTCTGCATAA